TTGTCGGAGCATCCGAACTATCATCGTCTAAGAAATAGGCAATCTTCCCATCCTTATTTTGTTTGTTTAGAGAATCGGCAAGTAAACTTGCTAAATCATCTTCTCTTTTTGCCATTTGTAACTAATTTTAGTTGTTAAATAAATCGTCAAATGCTGAAGTAACATCATCTTTTGTTGTTACTGCTGCTTTTGGTGCGGGAGTTGAAGGAACTTCATCATCCCAAGGTAGTGTATCTACTACTGGTGCTTTTGGTGTTGAAGAAACAGTTGCCGTTGGTTGTGCTTTTGGTGCTTCCAATTCAGCAACTACCTCATCACTATCACCATTTGCTCCAGCAGATGGATTTAACCAATTTTCTAATACTGATTTCAATTCTGCATAAGATAATTCAGAATACAATTCCGTAATATCTTTTTGTGCGTTCAATAATTCAGTTACTGCTTCTGCATCTGGTAAGATTTTGGATGTTGCAGGTTTAACACGAATTGTAGTTGTTGGGTATGCTGCATTTGATTCTTCTGCTGATGTTACCTCCAATACAATATCACGTCCTGAATGTGGGTCTGTAATATCACCATAATCAGGGTCTGCAATGTATCCTAAAATATCTTGATAAACTGTTTTACCAAAACCCCAAAACTTAACACCTTCACTTTCTTTACCTCTTACGATAACTGGTGCGAATGTTCTTAATTTTGGCTCCATCTTCTTACCTGCTTTCCAATCATCAGTATCACCTGTTCGTTTTAACTTTTCAGCAAACTCTACAATAGGGTCAGGTCTTCCAAATGAAATTGGAGATAAATAAGTTTTGTTATTAATGTTGTAGTGAAAATACAATTCAATAAAAGGATTATCTTTGTTGAATTTGTAAGGTACTAAACGGATTTGAGATTTTCCGTTTGTCGGTTTCCAGATTGAATCTGATTTTTTTGTGTTTGTTTGAAGAGAGCTAAATCTCTTTAATGCTAATGAAATATCCATTGCTTTTTTAAATTTTAAGTATTAATAAATTGTTTTAAATTTTAAGGTTATATCGCGATTACCTATATCTAAATATAACCTTTTTACATTTTGTTGTATAAAGATACAACATTTTTTTTACTTTTCCAAGTTTTATTTTGCCCAATAAAAAACCTTTATTTTGCCCACTTTCCTCTACTCACTAATTGAGCAATTACGGAATATACGGCAAGGTCTTGGTAAGTATCTTCAACAGATTCTCCAACTTCGTCTGGTTGCCCCATAACTACTAACTGTTTCAATCTGTTTATTTTATCGTTCTGTCTAAACCACAATCCTGTCAATGATAACTTAATATCTTCTTTGGTTTGTAGAGCAGTTCCTACTGAAATGTTACCAGGTCCGTAGTTTCTTTGTTTCTTACAAAATGTTTCATACATCTCGTTTAAAATAGTTTTGAATTCATCCGTTGTTTGTGGATACATTTCTTCGCAATATGCAATTGCTTCAGGCATTTGTGTTTCTGTCATAACTTATTTTTTAATTCCCCATTTGGTTTCTAACATTTGATAATATTTATGTGTTTTGTTCCCATTATATAGGAAATACACTAAATGGATATCACACCAAAATTCAATCTTTTTTAGTAACTTTTTCATTTTGTTTATCTATTTTGTTTTTAAGTTTTAAAGCTAAAGCACACATTTCATATTCCTCTTCCTTTTCTAGTATTTTTAAATTATCCGTTATCAACCCATCAAATTCATTATTTTTAATTGAAAGTGCAATGATAAGAATACCTTTAACATTTATTTCAGCAAAATCAATCTTCTTTTTTCTGGTTTTTATAGCATAATCTATTGCAAGAATTATTGCTTTTGCAATTTCAATTTGATGATTTTCAAATAGTTCGTTTGGATTATCTTCTGAAATTTGTAATGGGACGAATTTTTCTGCTTTCATTAATACAAATATACGGAAAATATTTTACTTTTCCAAATTATCTATATTAATTGCTTTAAAAACTTTTGTAGGAATTTTTTTGTATCCGTTTGGAGATGTTGTAATAATACAGTTTTTGTATTCATCCCACTCTAACTGATAAGTATTATCTAGCATACCACCTGTTTTTGATTTAACAACTTCGTTAAGTGCGTTGATGGTGTAGATTGTATTGGATTGTTTTTTTCTATGAACTAAAATTGTTTTCCATTGAGAAGGAATTGCGGAAGAACCTTTTTCTACATTAAAAGTAATATAAAGTTCTCCTAAATTTGTTTTGCTTTCTAATACAAAAACGTTTGGATTTGTAAGTATATATTGGTTTAGAACGAATTCTAATGATTTATCTAGTTCTTCTTTAGTAGTAAAAAGACATAATAACTGTGTATTCATCTATTATTAGTTTATTAACTTTAAGGATAAATATAAAATTACAAACTAAAAACGATTTTATTACTATCCATTTTTAGAAAAACAAGCTTGAACATCTGGATGATATTTGTAAACAGTTTGCAATTTACCCAAAATACCACTCTTAGAACGTTGTATCTTTTCCCCTATTGGATATCTCTGTCCATTTTTTGATACTGCGTACACTATTTTAGAACCACCTGTTATAGTAGTTTCACCTCTTTTAGTAGTTTCTCTCTCTTCTCCTACTTCAAAATGTGAAACCATATCGTTTTTATCATCAAATGGGAAACATTTTTGCATAGTTGCTCTATTAACCGCAATACCTCCACTTTCTTGATAGAATGCATCAGGGTCTTTATATACACCACTACCACCAAACATAATATTAAGATGGAGTTTTTCAGATACGGATTCTGCTTCTAATAAAGTTCCAATACCAACATTTTTTCCATTTATATTTACAGTTTGCTCATCTAATTTTTTAATTAACATCAAATCAGTTTCAACTGTTCTTTTTCTAATTTCACCCAATTTAGCACCTAACTTTGGACCATCTGTTTTGTTTGATAAATCAGATATAACTCTTTGTTCCGTTTTTGTTAAAGTGTTATTTGGGTCTGATGCATATTTAACAAATCCTTGCATCATTTCAGTTTCAGTAGGTGGAGTAGCATGTCCATCTGGTAGGTATGCCATATGTTTTTTAGATTTACTCATTAGTTCAGCAACTCCCTTTGTACTTTTACCATCACCTTTCCAATATTTGTCAGGAAATGCACCTGTTGATAATTTTTTAGTTAATTCTACTAATGTGTTAGGGTCTACACTTTGTACATGTATAATTGGCTCATTAACAACTTTATCCAAATCAGTTTCTAATGTTTGGTATTCCTTTATAGCATTAATCATTACATTTTTAACTGCTTCACCTTGCTCTGGTGTCATTCTTCCTTTTTGGACAAAATCTTCAATTTGTTTCTTTTTGTATTCAACTTCTGCTGCAATTGTAGATTGAGCAACAATTGCATTTACATTATCTTTATCTGAATAGAATGTCATATGTAAATCACCAGTATCTTTATTTAAGATAAATATAGCAGTATCGGATGGGTTTTCTCCACCTCCACTATTTTTGATGATTTGAGTTGCTTCTTCTTTTGAAATTTCGGTGTTTCCTAAAAATACTTTACCTTTGGTAGCACTTACGGCATCTTCTTGTGCTTTTAAACCTTTTGCATCTCCAAAGAATGGAATAGATGATGCATTTTCAATACCATTCCTTTCTATAATTGCCGTTTTGACGTGATTGGTTTTACTCTGTGCTGCTCTTGTTGCAATGATTGCTTTGGATGCAACACCAACTGATACTCCATATTGTTTAGCAATTGCATCTGCTTCTGATTTCTTAACACCACTTGCAGGATTATCACTATCGTTTTCTTTTGCTAACTCTGTATCTTTTAATGTTGTAATATTAGATTCCAATTGAGAATCATAATCAAAATCTTCATTTGAGTTTAATACATTAGTAGCAGATGAAACTGATATAATTTCATTTAACATAGAACCAGGTGAACCAGGTGCTCCTGAACTCTTTGCAAATCCATTTTTAATAAATGAATCTAATGAATCTCTATTTGTAGTTTCTAATTGTGAAAAATATGATTTTGGTTCTTCCGTTGTTTGCGTTGGTTCTGCATTTTTTTCAGCATCACTCACACCAATATTTACTTTTGATTTCTCTATTTCTGAATCAGTTGGTTTAACTTGTGTATTCGGATTAAACTTTTTAACCGTATAAACATTACCTGATTTTTTACTCTTTACAACATCATCCTCTTTAAGAATACGTTTTGGTTTTGGAGTATTTTCTTTTATATACTGAAATACAACAGATGCTCTATCTGTTAGTTTTTGAGCAGAATCTATACCTCTTTCTCTTAAAAGTTTTACCAATATTTGTTTGTGGGATTCGTTTGTTAAATCTACAATCCCCACTCTATAACTTAACTCTTCTAATATTTCTTTAAAATTTGGATACATATTTTATCTGTGTTTCTGTATATTGTATAAATATAAATTTTATTGTAAATGAACTAAATCATCATAATTCTTTCCTTCCTCTACTTTGACAGGGAATCCACCTTTTTCCATAATGGTCGGTAAGATTTCCAAAATCCTTTCCCTTTCCGATACATGGGTGTCGATTAGGAACGCATCATAGGTGTATAAAATAATTTTTGATTTCATCCCACTTAAAAATTCCAGCATCTCTACCATCTTCATATAGTTTATTTCAGTTTCTAATGCTTGTAGAAGATAGTTAAATATTTTTTGTTGATTAGGTGATTCAATTCGGTTATGTTGGATTTCTCTTTTAAATAAAG